AATCCTGTGGAAGCTGCTGGAATGGTGAAAAGCGATGACGGCTGACTTCTGGGTTGGCTTCGGCCTGGGGTTCGGCTTCGGGATACTGCTGACGGTGGCGCTCCTCGTCCTGGCCATAGGCTACAGCGTCAGGAGGGCTAGGAAGGAGTGAAGTGCACCGAGTGCAGGCACCTAAGGCGGTCCGGCAACGTCTACGTCTGCGTCAGGACAGGCAGGACCTTCGACTCCAGCATAGCCAAACGGGAGCAGGCTAATCCATGCCCAGACTTCATGAAGAAACCTAGGAGGCGTAAGAAGCGTGAGTAAAACCCTGAAGGTGAACGACAGGGAGTACCGCATAAAGCGTATAGACCCCTTCCTCCAACCCTACATAGCCTACTTCAGCAAGCTCGTAAGCGAGACTCCTCAATCGCTGGAAGAGGCTGAAAAAGCCAGCGAGGAGCTTAGGCGCGTCGTGGATAGGGTCTTAGAGGTCTGCTTGGAGCCTATGCCTCCCGAGGAGGACCGCTTCGACGCCTTCCTAGCACTAATGAGTTTCATAGCCGAAGTTGGCGAGGAGAGAACCACCTACATCAAGAGGTTTCGCAGAGGCTCCAGTATGCAGGCTGGCGGGGGAGCTGGCGTTGGTGCTACACGCACGACCAAGCGAGCTACTGGGGGCCAATAACTACATGACAAGCCTAGAGTGCCTACTCCTAGACTACACGATAATCGCCGACGCCCTAAAGCACATGGAGCCCTCCAAAAGCGTCTCCGAGAGAATCAAGAAACGCAGACGGGGATGGCACCCACCCCGTATGTACGCATAGCCCATGTCAGTAGACGGGCATAGGAGGTGTTAAGATTGGCCGTAAAGGAGCATTACAGAACGCGGGCGGAATACTTCACCCTGAAGCTCCGGAGGCTGAATCAGCTAGCCCGCAGGCTAGAGAACCTAACCAGCGAGCTGGAGAGGATGGTGAAGGAGGCTCGTGGGCAACAATTAATACTCTGGGGACGCCTAACAAACCAGAAAACCGCACAGGAACGGGAAATCAAGAAGCTCCGGGGAAAACTCCTCAAGTTGTGGGGTGAAATCGCCTACAACCGGATGAAGCTGAAGGAGGTGAAAGCCTAGTTGGCTTGGGCGGGTCCGAGAGTTCAGATTCTAATTGAGGCGGTTGATAGGGCTAGTTCTGTTCTGAGGGGTGTTGGTGATTCTGCTAGGGGGCTTAGCGACCGCTTCTCTAGTGTTGGGAGGTTTGTTTCTAGGGCTGGTCTAGCCCTAACTGGCTTTGGTGCGGCTACGGTTGGCGCCCTCGGCTTGAGCGTGAAGAGCGCGGCTGACTTCGAGAGTCAGATGGTTGAGGCTGGTAAGGTCATCGAGGGCTTCGAGGAGCATAGAGCTGAGCTTGAGGAGTTAGCCAAGACGATGAGCGTTGACTGGGCTCTGAGCACTGGGGAAGTTGCCGAGGCCATGGCTGTCTTAGGTAGCATGGGTCAGGACGCCACCCAGATAATGCAGAACCTGAACGACATCATAAAGATGGGTGTAGCCCTAGACATTAGGGCCGCGGACGCCGCAAGGCTCGTAGCCTCAGCCCAAGCAATATTCAAGGATGAGGCGTTATCCACAACCCAAATAGCCGATAAGCTGAACGCCATAACAAACGAGACAGCCGCCACAGTAGACTTCCTAGCAGAAGCCCTGAAGATGGGTGGACCCGCAGCCGCCGCCACGGGCGCATCCATGGATGAACTCCTCGGAATACTTGTTCCCCTCGCGGAGGCTGGATTTCAGGGTAGCATGGCTGGACGGGCGCTAAACACCATACTCCCAGCCCTCTCAAGCAACGCGGACAAGCTAACCTCATACCTTCAGAGCTTGAAGGCTCAGGGTTTCGATGTAAACATTCAGGCGATGGAGGGCTTCAGGGAGGCCAGCCCCCTAGAGCAACTGGTGAAGCTGGCTGAGGCGACGAAGAACCTAAACGACGAACAGAAGCGTCAAATTGCCACCATGATCGGTGGGAGGCAGTTCTTCAAGCAGATGCTCGTCCTCCTGAACAACATAGAGGATGCGGAGGAGGGGGTGAGGATAGCGACTAACTCCGCTGGGAGCGCCCAAGAGGAGGCCGCCAAGACCACCGAGACCCTAGCGTTTAAGTTTAGGCAACTAAAGCAGGAACTCGCCATAATGGCTGTGGACTTGGGAAGCCAGCTAATACCCGTCCTAAAGGAGCTTCTTGAGGCGATAAAGCCCCACATACCAGAGTTCGCTGAGCTAGCTAAGGTAGCCGCACAAAGTCTAGTCCCAGCCCTAATCCAGTTAATCCCCGTCATAACCGGGTTACTGAATGCTTTCAACAGGCTACCCATGCCAGTCAAGAAGGCCATGGCAACATTCACGCTCATGGCCGGAGTTGCATCCGCAGGCTTAGGCCCAGCCCTCATGGGCGTGGGGAGGACCATACCCCTCCTAGTCGGGAAACTAGGAGTTTTGAGCGGGGGCTTCTCAAGCGTAGCCAGCCTCATATCAGGCACGGTAATCCCCCTACTCACAAACCCCCTAACCCTCGCCATAGCCGGAGTAGCACTAGCCGTTGGAGGCCTATACCTAGCGTGGACCCAAAACTGGTTCGGAATAAGGGACAAGCTTAGTGAAGCATGGGCTAGCATAAGCATGAAATTCGCTTCAATAAAGGAGTGGCTGATGGAAACCCTCAGAGCGGCATTAGACAAGGCATACAGAGACTGGAGGAAAGCTTGGGAACTCGTGGGAGACGCACTCAAATACGCATGGAGAAACATCATAAAACCCGTCTTCGACAAGATAGCTTGGACAATAGGCCAACTTAAAGGGGCCGTGCAAGGATTAATAGACCTAATCTCAAGCATAGAACTCCCAGATTTCAGCGGCTTTTTCAGCAGTGTCAATACGGGGGTTAAGCAGGCTGGCGAGACGGTTAGCGGCACGATTCGGAAGGTTGGTAACCTCATTTATGACACGGTGAACGGCGTTACATACGTTTTTGACGAGCTTGGCGCCGAGTGGGGTGTGGCCTCCAAGGAGATAGCGGACGAGTTGGTTGGCCACAGCGTCTGGCCTGACATGATGCGGCGTATGGTCTGGTGGACGGAGTGGGGTGTGGACAGGACGCTAGAAGCTTTCGGGAGGCTAGGGGCAGTAACGGGGGATGGGGGCCTCCCCACGGCTGGAGGAGCTAGAATCATCAACATCTCGGGCCCCCTAGTTGAGGTTCACGGGGCCAGCGTCTCGGAGGAGGAGCTTGCTAGGAGATTAGTCTGGGAGCTTAGGAGGCTCGTAAGCTAGATGGGGGTGATGTAAAGGTGAAAGGTTTGGAAAACGGCTTGAAGTGCCGCGTCCAGCTGGAAATCAGGGTCTACAGGGATGGGAGGCTGGTAGACGCCATCGCTAAGGAGAGGGACCTCGTGGTGAACGGTGGCCTAGACCTCTGCGTGGACTCCCTAGGTAAGGGTGGCGCCGACAGACCGGACCCGATAAGCCACATCGCGTTAGGCACTGATGGCACGGCCCCGACGGCTTCGGACACGGCCCTGGGGAACGAGGTGATGCGTGAGGCCGCAACCTACACGAAGACTGGCACGGGTCAGGGGAAGTGGGAGGCCACGTTCAACATTACGGGGAGCTACACGCTGCAGGAGGCGGGCCTGTTCAACGCCGCCACGGGTGGAACCATGTTCTGCAGGGACACATTCTCTGCCAGAAGCGTGGAGAGCGGGGACACCGTTCAGGTGGTCTACACGGTGAGCTTCTCGGCTGGCTGATGTCAGTAGACGGGCATAGGTGAGGAGGCTAAATGGGCTGGCTTCAAGGCTGGAAGTACAGGCGTAAAATCACCGTAACGGAGCAGAGCGGAAACTCCCTAACGGACTATCAGGTTAAGATAGAGCTGAACAGCACGAACTTCCCGGACTTTAACGAATGCAGGGACGACGGCCACGACATACGCTTCACCAAGGACGACGGAGAAACACTCCTAAATTATTGGCGTGAGGCGTGGAATAAGGCGGGGCAGTCAGCCACCTTCTGGGTTAAAATACCAAGCATACCCGCCAGCGGAAGCGTAGACATCTACATGTACTACGGGAATCCAGACGCTACGGATGAAAGCGATGGGGACGCCACCTTCGAGTTCTTTGACGACTTTGAGGGGACGAGCTTAGACACCACGAAGTGGACGGAAGTTGGTTCTCCATCATATTCGGTGGCGGACGGAATGCTAACGCTGACAACCGATGCGAGGGGCGAGGGGCTGAAGTCAAGTCTCGACCACGGAAAATACCGCATAAAGATGAAGATAAAATGGGTGTCTGGCGCTAACTGGGAGCATGGAATAGCGACATGCTACCAAGATGCAAACAACTTCTACTCAACTTTTCCGTCAGACAATAATAACACTTTCAGAATATCAAAGCGTGTAGGCGGAACTCTTAGCGACATAGTGACTACGGGTTATGCGCCGGTAAAGAACAGGTGGACGACGCTGCAATTAATAATTAAAAATCCATCTACAGGTGAATTTAAGGCTATACTCGATGATGAAGATGGAAATCACCGCGAATTATCCGCAACCAATACCTCACTATCAAGCGGTAAAATCGGCATAGTAACCTGGGCAGGCACGGCAGAAACATCGGACATAGACTTCTTCATAGTCCGCAAATACGAAGAACCGGAGCCGACCGTGAGTGTCTCCACAAGTAAGGAGGCTGGCGTGGCCCTGGAGGCTGGCGTGGGCGTGGCGGCCTCCCCAAGCGTGCAGCAGAGCCTAACCATAAGCTTGGAGGCGGCTGTTAAGGTTGGGAGCTACGCCCTCTGCGGATTTAAGCTCCCATACCCGGGGCTGCTCGCGGCCGTCATCATAGGGGACGAACTCATGGACGCCCGTCTACGCCTAGCCGACGGCGGGGCCTGCGACTTCGAGCTCTGGCTGAACGACGGGGATGGTAAGCTCGCACGGGATTGCAGGCCCGGAAGCCGCATAGACTTCTTCGTTGATTGCATGATGCCGCCTTACACCCGACGGCTCATAGGCGTGATTGAGGAGGCAACCATCCGTAGGCCCAGCAGGAATGAGAGGGTCTTAGTCATACGCGGCAGAGACCTCTGGCATGTTATAGCAAGCAACCAGTACGTGGTGGACTCCTACAAGGACGCAGAAATCAGCGAGATAGTCCGGGATTTAGTCAGGAAGTACGCCCCGGAAGTGGATGTTAGCGGTGTCCAGTCTACTGGCATAGTCCTAGATGACATTCGGTTCCCCTACAGGACGCTGAAGGAGTGCCTAGATTTACTCGCTAGCTTAGCGGGCTACGAATACTACGTTGACCCAGACCTAACCCTGCACTTCCACCCGAAGGGCGTGAAAAGCTCGGAAATCACCTACACGGAAAGCGAGATTAAGCCCACGCCGGAGGTCATAGACGACCTAACCCCCGTGAAGAACGTCGTCTACGTCCTAGGCGGCGTAGACCTGAAGGTGGACCAAGCTCAGGAGAGCACCGATGGAGGCCACACCAACCTGCACGACAGGTGGCTGGCGCAGAGCTTCACGCCCACACGCTCAAACCTAGAGCAGGTAAGCCTGTACCTAGAGCGGGTTGGGAACCCAACGGAGGACCTAACGGGCGAAATCAGGGAGGACGCTAACGGGCCAGCCGGGGACGTGGTGTACGCGTTCACCATAAGCAGGAGCTACATAGGAGAGGCTGGCTGGAAACCCATCACCGCACAAGCCAACCTAATAACGGGGAGGAAGTACTGGATCGTCCTCCGTAAGGTTGGAGACGCTGAGAACACCTACAGGTGGTACCACGACGGGGCCTCTACAGGCGAGAACGCATATAGCATGGACGGCTCCACATGGACGGTGCAGCAGAACAGCCACAGCTTCGCCTTCAAGACCTATTATGGCCTGCCGATAATCTACGAGGCCAGCGACGACATAAGCGTCGAGAACTACAGGAGGCGGGAAGTTGTAATCCAAGACCCCGCGATACGGGACATGGCCACCGCACGCAGAGTAGCGAAAGCCAAGCTTGAGGAGCTACGCAACGTGAGGCGTGAACTCCCACGCATAACCATCGCCGAGCCTAAAGCCATACCGGAACCGGGTAAAACCGTCTACATAAAGATGCCATCAGCGGGAATAGACGCCGAATACCTCGTCAAGGAAGTCGAGCTGAGATTCAGGCGCGGCCCACTCCCAGAAATGAAGCTAACACTCGGAGAGAGGCGTGAAACCCTCGAAGCCGTGCTCGCCGAAGCCCTCCTAGACCTAAGACGGCAGAAAGTAGGCACAACAGGGTTGGACAAGAAAACCACACTAATCCTCTACAAAGCCCTAAGCGAAACAGCCAAACTAACAGACGAAGCCTCCGCAACCACCCACGATACGTTCACCATAGGAAGCTCAGCCATCGGGGGTGACGATAGAGTTGGATAGGCCATGCCCGTCTACTGACATAAGAGTTCGTGGGGAGGTTATTGCCCGCGTCTACGAGGGTGGGAGGCTCCTTGAGACGCGTAGAACATCCAACATCGTGGTGAACTCGGGCCTAGAATTCCTTGCTGATTTGATGGCTGGACTAACGACCATATATCCTAACTACGTGGGTGTGGGCACGAACGGGGACACGCCACTCCCCGGGGACACAGCCCTAAGGGAAGAACTTGGCAGAGTTGAGGTCTCGGATAGGAGCAGGGAAGCTACAACAGCAATATGGCTCGCTTGGTTCGGAGCAGACAGCCAATTTAACGGCGAATGGCGAGAAACAGGCCTATTCACCAACTCCACAGGCGGAACCCTCATAGCAAGGGCCGTGTTTCCAAGCCCCATACAGAAGGATGAAAGCAAAACCATCAGCGTTGAATGGAGAATCACGCTAAGCAGGGGGTGAAATGATTGAGTGAGTGGCAGATAGGCGAGAAAATAACCGCCGAGAAACTTAACAGGAAGACCGTCTATATCGCCGACTCCCCGCCGGACAATCCAGCCGTCGGGATGCTGTGGTATGACACCGCAAATAAGCTCCTGAAGGCGTACGACGGCTCCGAGTGGAAGGTTACCACGCCTCCCAAGACCGAGGGCCCGATAATCCCGGCTGGCGCCTCAGAATACCTCACGCCTGAATCCGCTACCGCCAGCTCAAGCGAATCCGGGCATCCCCCCGAGAACGCCATAGACGAGGACACAAACACCTACTGGAGCGCGGGAGCCGACAACGCCCACATCCAATTCGACGCCGGGGAGGTCAAGGTCTGCGATGGGTGCCGCATCTACTGGGGCGCATCCAACAGGCCATCAAGCTACACGGTGGAGGTGTCCCCGGACGGCACGAGCTGGGAGGAGGTCTACACAAGCAACACGGACCCCGGGGAAGGCTGGGACGACATAAGCTGGATAGTAACAAGCGTACGCTACATCCGCGTAACAGTCTCCCCAGCCCAGACGCACCTGCACGAGTTTGACTTCCATGTGGATGTGCATGAGCATCCCATACCGGGGGCTTAGTGATGAGTAGCGGAGACCTATTTCAGGACGGTGAGGTTCCAACGCTGGAGAA